AGACTTGGTAATGATAGATCCTATTATTAATTTCTTTAGTGGAGAAGAGAACTCCAACTCAGAGATACATGAGATGTTATCAAGAGTAGATAAACTTATTGAACTATATAAAGTAGCAGTGATTATTGCTCACCATACTGGTAAAGAAAGGGCAGATGATTTATCTTTCATGTCAGCTAGGGGTGGTAGTGCTTTCGCTGGGTGGATGGATTCAGGTGTCAAGCTGTCGGGTAAGAAACCAAACATAACATTATTCTATGAAGCTCGTAATGCAAGAGAACCTGATCAGCATCTAGCATACTTTGATTTTGAAAAAGGATACTTTAAAGTAGTAGATGCACAAGACAGTCCCGATGAGGTAGAGATTGCAAGAGTAGTAGCATCAGGTATGAGCAAACAAAAGTTTTATACAAGACAAGAACTAGAACTATTAGCAAGAAAAACTCTTAAAGAAAATGAGATGGCATCAGGAGAGAGGGCCGCTCGTTATGCAGTGAGTTATGTGCAGAAGTATCTAGGCGAAAGAGTAAAGAATCATAACGTACCTGGTAAGAATACTTGGTATTATTTAGCAGACAATGAAATGAAACGACCTTGGAAAGATGATTAACCCATATAAAATAGAAGGCCCTGCACTCATTAGCTTTAGTGGTGGAAGAACATCAGGCTTTATGTTGCACAATATAATACAAGCACATGGCGGTAAGTTGCCCGATGATATTCATGTAGTCTTTGCTAATACAGGCAAGGAAGCACCTGAAACATTAGACTTTGTAAACGACATAGCAAAGAAGTGGGACATAAACATACATTGGTTAGAGCTTTACTTTGGTGATGAGCGACCTATCTATAGAACTAAAGAGGTCACATACGAAACAGCATCAAGAAATGGTGAGCCCTTTGAAGCATTGCTTGATCATAGAAAATATTTACCCAACCCAGTAACTAGGTTTTGCACAACTGAGTTAAAAATTATGCCTATGAAAAGATTTATGAGAAAGATTAAAGGATACAAAGAATGGTTTAATGTAATTGGTCTTAGACATGACGAACCTAGAAGAGTAGCAAGTGCAATGAAACAGTACGAGGTATGGACAAACATAACTCCTATGAATGATGCCAAGCATACAGTCAAAGATGTATCAGAGTTTTGGAAGAAACAAAACTTTGATCTAAACCTAACGAATGCAAATGGTAAAACTCCTGCTGGTAATTGTGATTTGTGTTTCTTAAAAGGCATGGATACAACACTATCTATATTAAGAGAAAGACCAGAGATGGCAGATTGGTGGATCAAACAAGAACAAAAGTTTGGTGAACATCAAGGAGCTACCTTTAGAAAAGACAGACCAGGATATATAAAGCTCGTTGATATAAGTAAGAGTCAACAAGAATTATTTAATGATGACGATCAGATGACATGTTTCTGCCATGATTAAGATAGATAAGGAATCATTAAATGAAGCTATGAATGATGTCAGCATAGGATTGATCATGTCCTTTCCGATCAGCTTTGGTTTGCTTAGTCTGTGTAAATACTTAGAGGTAAGTCTTGTAGCTACATCATTGATTCAAGTGGCAGTCTTTACATGTATAGCTATAGTCAGGAAGTATATGGTAAGAGTTTATTATAAGAGAAGACAGAGATGAATGTATTAAGTTTGTTTGACGGTATGTCATGTGGTCGTATTGCTTTGGATCAATTAGGAATCAAGGTAGATAACTACTATGCCTGTGAAATAGATAAGTATGCAATGCAAGTAAGCCAAGCAAACTATCCTGAGATCATACAGCTTGGAGATGTTTGTGATGTTAAGTCAGAGGATCTTCCAAAGATAGATCTTATTCTTGCTGGTAGTCCATGCCAAGGATTTAGTTTCGCGGGTAAGCAACTCGCCTTTGATGATCCAAGGTCAGCATTGTTCTTCGAGTTCATTAGATTATTAAAAGAATGTAAGCCAAAGTATTTCTTATTAGAGAATGTAAGAATGAAGAAAGAATACTTACAAGTAATCAGCGAACAGGTGTCAGCATGTTATCCAGAGATACCCTTTGGTATCGAGCCGACTATGATATGTAGCAGTCTTGTTTCTGCCCAGTCAAGAAAGAGATATTACTGGACAAACATACCCAATGTCACCCAACCCGAGCAAAAAGGCATAGTTTTGAGGGACATATTGGAGACGAGAGTTAATCAAGATAGATTATCGGACATGACTAACCAAGATAATAAAGCCTACTGCCTAACAACAACCTATCCTTGTGCTAGACCTCAAAGAAGTATGGAGAAATCTGAGAAGAGTATGATTCCTGTTGAAGATACTGTCCCCAATTCAACGACACTTATATATGACAGCAAAGATAAATCACACAAGCCAATCAAAGTAGGTATGAATGTAGAAGAAGTAAAAGTAAGGAAGCATGAGGTTGATATACCTGGTTTACAGCAATGTATCTTAGATCATTATGATAAGTGTGGTAAGAACAAACAACAAATAGCAGAAGAACTAGAGGATAAGTATTCTACTGTTGAACATTACTTTAGAAAGTTAGGTAGTGATTTCTTTTCTATACCTTCTGAAGAACATTGGCTTCAATTAAAAGATATTCTTGGTATAAAAACAGACACCTTTGATGCACAGATTATGGAGTTTGAATACAGAGATGGTGTCTATGAAACAAAGCAAAGAGTCTATAGTGAGAATGGTAAGTCTCCGACACTTACTGCTGGAAATAAAGAACAATACATAGAGACAAGTGACAAGCCTATGCAAGTAGGCATAGCTGTCGATGTTAAAGGATTTGATATACAAAAAAGGGTTTATTCATTAGATGGTAAATCACCCACTATAATGGCGGCAGCAGGAACAGGAGGTGGTAGGGTACCTAAAATAGAAACCCACGACACCCCAAAACAAGTAGGCATAGCAACAGACATCAACGGACATGACATACTTAAGAGAGTCTATAGCGAAGATGGTAAGTCACCTACTGTTAATACCTGTCAAGGTGGCAACAGAGAACCCAAGGTATTGGCGGGAGCTTATCGAGCAAGATCAATAGACAAGGACGGCAACAGAGTATCCTGGAAAGAAGTAAAGCCTAAGCAGATGTTGGAGCTGAGAAGAGATGAGAAGTCAAACACAGTGACATCAGTACAAAAAGATAATGTCCTAACCCAAGACGAAGTTTACTGGCGTAAGCTAACACCCCTGGAATGCGAAAGGTTGCAGACAGTACCCGACAACTACACAGATCATGTCAGTAATTCTCAGAGATTTAAAATGCTAGGCAATGGTTGGACGATTGAAGTAATCAAACATATATTTAAAAACATGGAGAGAGACAATGACTGAGTGGCATGGTGGAAAAGGTAGTCGTGATCGCATAAAAGATCGTGATAAATTTAATGAGAACTTTGATAGAATCTTTGGTAAGAATAGAGATAAAGGAGAGAAAAAGAAACAAATGTCCCATAATAAAAATGATCCTGGTTGTACAAAAATTATACAAAAACGTACGTGCAATGGAGAAATGGCGAATTGCACACCCCCCTCTGAAAGGTGCATTCCTATGCGATTTAGGTGTCTGTGCGGTTGTGCAGTTGCACATGCCTGCACATACGCACATGCACCTCTGAAAGCCCTAGTTTTACTGGTACGTGCGGTTGTGCGTACGTGCATCTCTATAGAGAACTATAGAAAGGTGTGTATTAACATACACCTTTACTTAGGAGAGATAGTATTCTCTAGTAGAAATCTTGTTAGAATATAGACATGGAAGAGAAAAAAAAATTAACAAAAAAACAGGAAACATTTGTCGACCTTATGGTGTATCAAGATTATAAGCAGACGAAGTGTGCTCATCTTGCGGGATATGAAAATCCAGGGGTTGCAGCAACTAGGTTGTTGAGTGATCAGCAGTATGCTCATGTGCAAGAGAAGATCATGGAACTCAAAGCTGTGCAAAGAGCTAAGAATGAAATTACTTTTGAAGGCATAGCAACTAAGTTGGGTGAGATAAGAGATGTTGCATTAGCCGATGGAAGTTATGGGCCTGCGGTCACAGCAGAGATTGCAAGAGCTAAACTTGCTGGGCTTATGGTAGATAGGAAAGAGTTGAAGATTCATAAGATAGATAACATGAGTAGGGATCAGCTAGAGAATAGATTGAAAGAGTTGGTGTTAGAGAATCAGATTATCTTGGGTACTTCGGAAACTGTAGAAGATGATAAGGATCTTATTGAAGATCAGACTGATCAAGAATAGCTTTGACTCTATCTTCTGCGTCCTTTAACTTGCGTTCGCAATACTTTACGACCTTAGTTCCTTCTTCAAAAGATTGGATTGATTCTTCGAGGGATATGTTTTCTTTTTCTAAGGAGCTGACTAAGTTTTTCAACTTAGCCATGCCTTTTTCGAATGTCATTAGCTTACCCTTTGCACACAATATCTTTTAGATGTTGCGTCCTTCCAGAATTGGAACTTGCGATCCTTGAAGTGTGCTGTGTAGAAGTTTGATCTGTATTTGTAGACCTCATCTCTACTTAAACCTGTAATCGTATCTCCGATTAAAAGTTTATCGAGTGCTTGTGTAAATGGTGTTCTAAAGTTTGCTTTCTTTAGTGGCACATCTTTTTCTATTTTAAATCCCATTGTTCTCTCTCCTTTTTTGGTTAAATAATTTTCTTTGCCTTTCGTGTTCATCTCCTTTCATCATGTCAATAAGATCTTC